ACCATGTCTAAAAGGTTACGTCTCATTTGCCCTCCTATGGGACATCAGTTACGATGTCTGCAACAGTCATGTTGTACATGGTGAAGTGTGCAGTTCCAACATTATCTTGTATGGTTGGGTAGGTGTCCCCATCCCCCATTCTCCACCAATGATTAGGCCCAGTGGTTAATGTTGTTAAGTCAAATGGAGATCCACTGTTATAGATACTGCTGATGTTTGCGCTTTGGTCTGAATCAAATAAAGCTAATTCATCAATTTTACAAGAATTACGCATATAATTACCAGTAGCATATCTGCCAAGCCTAAAATTTTGACCTGACAGTGAGGCAGTAGTTCCGTAGTTACCATTGACATTTATTGTTGTTTGCTGAACTCCATCAATAAACATTTTAAATCTTGAATAATAATTATTAATACTACCACTTGATGAGCCTGTTGTACCACCATCATAAGTGTACATAATATGTTGCCATCCATCAGATGAGGCTACACTACCCACAGGAGATTTAAAAGTTAAGTAATTATTGTTACTACCATATTTAAAATTTATTTGCCTCCTTGCTGTATTATCTCCATTATAAACAAATAGTAAGTGATTACCATTTGTAATATCATTTGAGCCAAAATAAAGAACAGTTTGGTTTTGGTTGTTACTTGTTCCAGCCTTAAACCAAAAAGCTATACTCCAAGCATCACCACTACCACTACCATTTCCACTTCTACCCAATACACCATCTAATAAAGCAGCGTTTGCACCTAAATAGTCACTATTATTAAATTGAATACTTTTAGTATTTGCGAAAGGGGGAGTACTTACTGTAAGCACTATCGTCTCGCTATCTTCACCGTTATAGTTGATGGCCTTAACAGGAATGTTGTACGTCCCCGTTGACAGTGCACTACCACCTACTAACTTTCTGTTGTTTCCCTCTACTGTAGTTACTCCACTGACACTAGACAAGTCCCACTCATAACCAACTCCATAGTCAGCTGTCAACTCGTAGTTGAGTGAGTCACCTTGTGTAAGGCTAATAGCAAGAGAAGAAGTAATAGTTGGAGCAAGTCCTTGTGATGAACCTGATATTTGAAAAATTGCGTTTAAAGCATTGCACACATCAGTAGATGTCCCAGGATATGCTGTACCATCTTCTCTGACAAACTCAGTGTGTGATGTCTCTGACACTACATTAATATCTCTGGCCAAATCTATTATGGTTACAAGACCGCTATCAGGGACTGTTGCCTGTAGGCTGTTTAAAAATTGTGCCCCATTAGCATTCTCAATAAATATTGCATTTGCTTCATCGTCCCTATAGATCTTAATCATCGGCCTATCACCTGTATAACACTACCTGCATTTACAACAGAACCATTTGAAGAAAGTCTAATCTGTAGGTAAACTGGATTGTCTCTTGTGTTAGCATCTCCCATATAGATGAAGTCTGGGCTAAGGCTGAATCTGTAAGGAATACCTGACCCACTGTCCAACCTACCTATAATAGTTTCTAGAGTGTATGCTGAACCACCTAAACCTAGTTGATAGCGTAGCTCTAGTAAGGCATTGTTTGTGTCTGGGGTAACTGAGAAGTCATTACGTATTAATACTGAGGTGCCAAGATCCAAACTAGAAAAATCAAAAGCGCTCACCTCGTCCATTAAATCTGCTATAGATTCTGGGGCGTAAGTCTTATTAGTAAAGCTTCCAGCTCCATCATTTGTAAGAGTTGTCCAAGTGTTTGCTGTAAGAGTTATAGGCGTAGATGTTGTTCCTGCATCATTATAGTCAATAAACCCTTGGTTGACTGAGAGACCAGTAGGCGCACTAGCCCAGGTAGAAGCTCCACCAGTAGAAGTTAATATTTGCCCAGCTGTAGAAGTTGAAGCACCCTTGACGTCATGCAACTGGTCTTCTGGTATGTCTTTGTGTTGTATGTTAGGCATATTTCCTCCAGCCAAATAAAAAGAGGAGAAGAAATCTCTTCCCTCTCCTCCTTATGTTTTATACTACGTATAGATATTTAACAACCGCTGTACCCGCTGTTGGGCCAGTGATAGTCAAGTCAGCAGTAGCACTCACAGTGACGTAGTTAGCAACAGCACCATTAGCTGCTGCAATATTATCAGAACCTACTGTAGCTGCTGAGATAGTACCAGTGAAGAAATCTACGATCTCTGTCACGATAGCACCAGCAGGAACTTTAACCTTAACGCCAGTGTCATCCCCATCAAAGTTGACACTAATTTCTTTCTCTGCACCAGCAGAAGGAGCTTCACCACCTTTAAAGCCGCCTGTGTTACGAGCGCCGTAGTGGTTGTTAACACCCAAACCTGTGTTAGATTCAAAACCCATTTTTATTCTCCTTAGATGTTAGATGCTGAAGTAATGATAACACCTAGAGTGTCAACACGTTGTACACCAACACCCCAACGAGCTGATACAACAAACTCATCACGGCGAAGGTCTTTATTACGCTCACCTTCAACACGAGGCATACGTCTCCAAGCTGCCATAACTGGCTTGCATTGGTCGTCAAGTACACACATAGCAATGTTAGCAACACCACCAGTTACTGATGTAGTGCCATCACCAAAGTTACCAGTTGGTAGACGGTTAGACAAGATGATGTCGAAGCCGTACAACTGACCTACAAAGCGCATACCAGAAGACATGCCTGAACGTAGGATTGACTCAGCAAATGGTGTAACGTCAGTAGAGATGTTAACCAAGTTGTTAAGAGTAGCTTCTACAACTGGATCAGCGATGAATACACGACCACCGTTAGGTACGTTAGCCTTATCGAAAGCTAGACGCATACTTACTAGCTGAGACAATGCAAATACATTGTTAGTCTCAGCAGAAGCAATACGGTGAGCAAAGCCATTGATAGTGTTTGCGTTAGCGTCAGTCTGACCAGCGTTAGCTGTAGCCAAGAAACGAGTTTCAAAGTTCTCTTGGATAGCACGAGTAGACTCAGCTGAACGAGCTGCCATAAGAGCATCTACGTTGTAGCCATCTTCACGCATATCGTCAGTTACGAACCAAGCATCACCAACATAGTCAGAGATAGCTAGAGTAACACGACCAGTGTCAATTGGGTTGTAAGTGAAGGCTTCGTTTTCACTACCTTCTTGAATAGTTACAGAACCAATTGTAGGGATGTTAAGAGTGTCGCCAGAACCGAAGTCTGCAACGTTACGGTAGTATTGCTCACCTAGTAAACCATCGTGAAGGTTCTTTAAGATGAAGTCGGAATAGATTTCCTGCTCGATAAAAGCAGTTGTGTTAGTCGTGAGTTGCACAGTAAATCTCCTTAAGATTGTACATTATGTTTTTTGTAGACAGACTCTCTAATCTTACGCAAGTAGTCTATCTGTTCATTAGTGGAAGCTCCTCGTAAGAGAGATTTCTCTGGAGGTGCTACATCAAAAGTTTCTTTAGGTGCTTGTGCTGAAATGTTAATGCTTCCTGAAGTAGTTTTAGGAGCACTTGTAGCACTTGTACCAAAGAGTTGAAGGGCTGCTTGAGGGCTTGTCTGAGACAATCCTTGCAGTGCTTCGACAGTCATGCCTAGTTCAGCAGCTTTATTAGCGACCACCTCTTGTGTCTTGTCGCCATACTGTCCGAATAGTGCATCACTAACCAACTTCTCATTGGTTACAGCTGTTTGTTGTTGTGCTTGCTGCTGGGAGAAGTTCTGAACGAGGTTTAATACATCCTGCTCATTTAGTCCACTAACTTGAGGGGTTGACTCAGGTTGGGCTTGCTGTGCAGTGAGCTTCTCTACAACATCACCTACTGCTTCACGTTTAGATAGCTCTTCCTTTAAAGCTGCAATTTCTGCATCTTTAGCACTTACCTCAGTCTTTAGCTGAGGAATGTACTGCTGGGAGTGAGCTAAAGCATCTAAAGCTTTTGGTACACTATCGTATTTCTGCTCTCCATTCTCATTCTTAATCATGCTTAACTGGTTTGTAAAAACAGATTCTTGAGAAGGTTCTTGTTGTGCAGGGGTTGCCTGCTGTTGATCATTCTGATTAAATGCTGACTGGTCTGTCATATCATTTCCTGTATAAGTTTAATTATTAACAATAATAGTTATTATTAGAAGTATTTCTAGTATACTACTATATACTAAATTTTTTACGTTTTTAGGCTATTTATTTATCTAAAAGACTAATTATTTCTTCTAAAGCTCTTCGATAACCTACAGTGTCTGCTTGTTCATAAGGCCAACTAGGAGAGTCATACTGAGACTTATGAGTAGACATAGCAGTAGCTATCTTATCTTCGCAGATATCTGTAAGCCTTGCTCTAACTTCAGCAGAAGACTTAAAAGCACTCTTTATCTTATCATGTTGATCAGGCTCTAGCCCTTTAGTCCAAGTTGTTTTCATAAGCCCTCCGTAGGAGTAGTGTCTCTAATTAATGCTTCTTCTTGAGCAATGCCAGCTGTAGACTGTACTTCAGTCTGCTCGAAGATGCCTACATTAGGAGCAAAGATATTATATCCATGTAGTCCTGTAATGTCATTGACAAAGTCTGTCATACCCTTAGCAGAAGTATGAGGCATAATCATCTGTCCAATAGGAGAGTTGAAGATGGTCATTAAGTTCTGTAAGTCCTGAGACTGCTTAGCAAAGTGTCTAGCACCAATAGGCCTCACTACACCATTACCTACAATATCTTCCCTAGTGATGCTTAAAAACTCTGTAACACCTAGTTCTGTATCTGCTATACGTATGATGTCAGTAATGTCCAAGTTACGTCTAGAAGCTTCTAGCATGTCATTAAGAACAGGCTCTAGTATTCCCGTCTCAAAGTTAGTAACTTTAGTCTGGAAGATACGACCTGCTGCTGTAGCCAATTGCATCACCTCTCCGAGGGTTTTCTCCCCAGGGGTACGTATGCCAGCTGCTTCTCTTGGAGCACCCGCATAGAGCTCCATACGGTCTTCTATGGCTGCCATCTCACTAGCTGCTGCCATAATACCATTTAGGTTCTTACCTAGCTCTTGTACGTCACCATTCTCATCTATCTGTATTTCCTCTCCTGGCCCCCAGACAAACTCTTCTACTTCACCTATCACCTTAAGAGGAGGATGAACTGTTAAGTCCATAGCATCTGCCTTAAGATTCTCTAGGTGGTCTAGTCTATACTGTAGTCCCACTAGGTTATCTAATGGCCCCATAGCCCATAAGTTGTCTGGACGGAATCTCCAACCTACATGTCTTATAGGAGCGCCACCAAACCATGTTGGTATCTCCTCATCCCTTACAGTGTAAGACCTATCCACTACAGTGATTAGACGCTCAGTTCTAAGCTCGCCTGTAGTTGAGTCATGGTAGTCCCCAAAGAATTCCAACACTTCCACGTAATCGGACATATAGTACTCATACATATTGCCAAAGCCATCAGCTTGATACGCCACTGCTTTATCAAAATCTTCAATGCTATAGCCTCCTGCTAACCTCTGTATCTCGAACCTACGTTCTAAAGCCTCTGTCCAGAAGCTCTGGTCTGGGTCTAGTGCTGCCAGCTTCTTCAGCTCCCCAATAGTTTTAATACTCCTAACTATTTTAAAGCTGTCATCAAAGTTAGCTGCTAAAGGATTAAAGACAATATCTAAGGGACTTACCCTGTGTACTACTGGGCCTATATAATCAGGCACTACAGAGCCATCTGACATGGTCTTATAGCGTGATTCAAAGCTTGTAGTAGCAAAGGCATTACCTGTGTCTATGTAGTCGTATACGAGCTTCTCGAACTCTGTACGGAACTTACCTTCCCTAACCTTGTTAGACATATAGCCTTCAATAACCTTGGCTTTATTCTTATGCGCATCCTCTCTGCTATATGCCTCCCACTTTATCCAATTGTCATTGGGGAAGAGAGCAGAGATGTAGTTGGCAAAAAGGTTGTCTCTTATTTGGCAGATCTTTGGTATAGTTGTTGAGTTTTTCCAAGGAAGACTGCTGTTGGTAGTAGAGCTTGTATCTGTAGCAAAAACATAATCTCTAAGCTCTTTCCACTCTTCTAGCTTGTTCCTACGCTGGTCATTAAAAGTTTCCCACAGATCAACTACCCATGCTGCACTAGCATCTTGACCTGTAGCAGACTTTATTTCAGCCACTTTATTTGACATTTGATTTCCTCTTGTCGTAATGCTCTTGGGCAGCTGTTAGTATTGCCCACCCCTCAAAGTATTGCATGTTACTGAACCACAGACCATGCTCTTGTAAATAAGCCTTAGCCTGAATATAATTAATTGGCCTCATCGGAAGGCTATACCTCCAAACCTTGAATTTGTCTTAATAGAACTACCGAACATATCTTCCATCTTATTCCTGTTTGATTGCTTAGGAGACACAGCAATGTCTACTGCTGACGCTAAAGCATCTTTCATGTCGTCATGTTGTGGCCTAGCTAATACTAGCTCTTCCTCTAGCTGAGGAGTCCAACCACCTTCACAATGCCACATCTGTAAGTTATCATACCTATGCTCAAGAGAAGCTCTTATACGCTCTTCCTTGCTCCCTTCCTTAGCAGAAGGTCTAAACTCATCTACTGGTAGGGTGAGGCCTTCTCTCTTCAAATACTCCTTGATGCCGTTAACAATAACTGTCTGAGCTACTGTTACTTCAGCTCTAAGCTTATTAAAGCCCCATTGTGAGTGCAAGTCCTTAATGTGCTTAAAATACTCACTTACCTTGTCAGACTTAAACCTGTCAATATCTAGGACGTATACGTTCTTATCGCAATCAATTCCTATTACCACTATTGCTGTGTAGTCAGCTTCTTTGCTTAAGCTGAATGCAAAGTCTATAGCAGCATAGATGTTTAGCTTCCTGTCTCCATACATCCACCTAGAGCCATGCTTCTTCAG